GAGCATAATTGGGAGCGCCTAGATTTAGACATCTCCAATGTCCATGTTGTAGGTGAAATTTCCATGTCAAATATGGAAATACAGTTTGTTTTGGTGGGCGATCTGTCGGAATTGAATATAGAATTTGATGTGGTTGTGGATGCTGAAATTGAACTTTGCGAGGGAGATTACCATTACGATGATTACGATATCAATAATAAATGGGTTACTGTTAAGTGCTTAGCTGATTTTGCTTGCGACCTAGAGGATTTTAGGATTATAGGAATAGAAGTTTACCAAAAATCTAAAATGTCCAAACCTCTATCTGATGCTCTTGTTCCCTTCATTTATAAAAAAGATTTAGAATTAGAAGCCCAGGAGTTTTTACAAAAGTACTATCCTGTAAACCTAAAAACGGCAAAGTTTCTAGATCCTATAGAACTGGCTGAGACTATGGGTCTTAGTGTAGAAATGAGAGAAATCACAGAAGATATGTCTATATTTGGCCAGATATATTTCCAAGATGCTGAAGTGGAATTTTACGATGCAAAGCAGGGGGAATTGATAAAAACTATAGTAAAAGCTAAAACTATTGTGGTAGATCCTAATATATTCTTTTTACGCAATCTTGGAGCAGTTAATAATACCATTGTTCATGAATGCGTTCACTGGGACAAGCATAGAAAAGCATTTGAGCTAGAGCGGCTATATAATGAAAATGCTATCCAAATAAAGTGCAAAGTAGTAGGCGGTATTAAAGGAAATAAAAGAAACGCAGTTGATTGGATGGAATGGCATGCTAATGCTCTGGCTCCAAAGATACAAATGCCCTTAATCCCCTTTAAAATCAAGGCTCATGAATTTATTAAAAGATTTCAAAAAGAAATAGGCTCCAGTGAGTTTATTGACATTATGGAATCGACAATTCGTGCTTTAGCGGACTTCTTTTGTGTTTCCAATCTTGCCGCTAAAATTAGAATGATAGAGGCGGGATACGAAGAAGCTATAGGAACTTTTACCTATATAGATAATAGATATGTTAAACCCCATAGATTTAAAAAAGGCACTCTAGAAAGAAATCAAACATTCTCTATTGATGCAGTAGATGCGACTATTCAAAGCATCACGCATCCGGAAATAAAGAATGGGAGCTACTTATATATTGATTCTCATTTTGTTTTAAACCATCCAAAGTATGTAACAGTAAACCTTTTTGGGGAGACTGTGCTTACTAGATACACTTTGACCCATATGGATGAGTGCTGTTTAGTTTTTGATTTAACCGTAGAGTCTGGTGGAGGAGAAAGGTATTTCACCGAGTGTTTCCTCAATAGAGAAAAGGATTCTAAGATTAAATTTACGGTAGGCTATAATCATGGCTATCAGCATGCTACAGTTGAGAAACAAGCTGCTTTATTAAAAAGTATCCTTAAAGAAGAGGCAGAAGTTTATGGCAAACTAACAACAGATTTTCGTTATTGCCTTAGCTTAGTTAAAGAATGGCGAAATATAACATATGAAGAATTAGGTCAAATGATAAGCATGGATGAAAGTGCGGCAAGAAGAATTATTAATGGGCAAACCGATGGTTCTATTAATTCCTTGATTCTTATTTGTCTTGCCTTGGGACTGCCTCCTAAAATAAGCAAGCATATTATCGACCATTCTCCTCATTCTTTTATAGCTGGTAATGAAAGTCATATTTTATATGAATTTGCTTTGACCCACCTATACCCTCAGCCTATGAAAGAAATATTTAATTTCTTAAATGCAAATGGTGCTGACCCGTTATAAAATAATTTATAAAAAAGTGGACACGACATGTCCGGTTTATAATACAAAATAAATAAGAGCTATATGTGATTTTCCGAGAGGAGTCATATATGGCTCTTTTTTTTTTGCCCATTTTAGGTTAGAAGGGCTGATTCAATAAGGGTTTAACCGTACATCAAGTGTCCGAAACAAGAGCCTATTTAGTAGGTAAGATAGTTATAGAAGTGAATACTTGAAGATAAATATCTTGGAAATATGCAGCCGGAAGGCTCACCAATAAAAAAAACGGTGAGTTTTTCGGCTAATTTCCATGCCCTTTTCTCTCCGAGAGAGGGGCAAAATTATGTCAAGAGTGTACAAAACAAGCAAAAAGAAGAGGACCAATTACATTTATTACACAGCAGAAGGAAGAAGAATTACTATCACTCCAGGTGATAATGGGGTCACGGAAGCCGATATTGAGCTTCTACATTCTATGGATGATGATGGAGTGGACGAGCAGCGACGTTATGATTATAGGGTTACAGCACATCTTGATGCTTATGGGAATGGAGAAAATGAATCAGCCAGTGATAGGAATGCCTATCTTGCTGATGAAAGTACCAATCCAGAACATCTTTTGATTGAAAACGAAGACCAAGCCGAACATGAAGAATTACTAAAAAGATTAAGGAATGCTATGGATCAATTGACTGAAAAAGAAAAAGACCTGCTTAAGAAAAAATTCATAGATAAAGAGACAAATGTCTCCATAGCTGCTGAACTAGCTGTTTCAGAAACAACAATTCGAAAGCGTCTAAAGAAGCTAAATCAAAAACTTGAAAAAATGCTGGCATAAGATTCTTCCATATAAACTTTTCCAAAAGAGGGTTCGAAAGGACTCTCTTTTTCGTATATGGGTGAGGGGTAGGAACTCCCCTTGGAAAGGAGATGGAATATGGGCCTTAAACACAAGGTTACTATCAATGTAAGAGAACCAAGTGGGACAAGAAGAGCCGTCATTGAAAGTAATCGAAAGACAGCAAGATCTAGAGTAGTAGATTTTCTTTTAGGAAAGAAAGTAAGTTTGCTTCTTATTACTCCTGGCGACTCTGTTGAAACAGTTGAAATTAAAGAAATCAAGGAAGGAGGTGTGAGCCTTGAGTAAGATAAAACTCCTCCTTGATGTGGTATCAGACTTAAAAGCTTTAGCAGATAGTTTACAGGTCGTGGCGGATGCAGTAGCAAGCAATGAGCCTGAGGAAACTTCCCAGCCACTTGAGTCAAAAGCTGAAAAGACTTCTGAAGAAAAAGCGATAACTCTAGAAGAGGTAAGAGCACTTCTTGCTGAAAAAAGCCATGATGGATTTACAGCAGAAGTCAGAGGACTTTTAGAAAAGCATGGTGGATATAAACTCAGCGAGATAAATCCTAATAAGTACCATGCGCTCCTTAAAGATGCGGAGGGACTAAAATGAGAAAGCATGCAATCCTCTCTGCATCAGGGGCTCATCGTTGGATGAACTGTACACCATCAGCCAGGCTTGAACTTGAGTTTGATGATAAAAGCGGAGAAGCCGCAGCTGAAGGAACTGCCGCTCATGGCTTAAGTGAACATAAGCTTCGCAAGGCCTTAGGAGTCAAGTCTAAAAAGCCAGTTTCCCCTTATGACTGTGATGAGATGGAACATTATACAGATGAATATGTTTCTTTTGTACTTGAAATAATTGAGCAGGTAAAACACAGCTGTAATGATCCACTTGTCTTGGTAGAACAGCGTCTCAACTTTTCAAAGTATGTGCCTGATGGCTTTGGAACAGGGGATTGTCTAATAATAGCTGACGGAACTCTTCACATTATTGATTTTAAGTATGGTCAGGGTATCTTGGTCAGTGCAGAGGACAATCCCCAAATGAAACTATATGCCCTTGGCGCCTTAGAGGTCTTTGATGGAATCTATGATATCGATGATCTTTCAATGATAATCTACCAGCCTAGAAGAGAAAACATCAGCACATGGGAAGTTTCAAAAGACAGCCTATATAAGTGGGCTAGGGAAGTATTAAAACCAAAAGCAGAACAAGCTTTTAACGGAAATGGAGACTACTGTCCAGGAGATTGGTGTCAGTTTTGTAGGGCGGCTGTTAAATGCCGAACAAGAGCAGAAGCAAAGATGGAACTGGCTAAATTTGAATTTGTTTTACCCCCACTTTTATCAGATGAAGAAATAGCAGAGATCCTTTCATCTATTGGTGATCTTACCAAGTGGGCAAATGAAATTATAGCCTATGCAACAGACTCAGCAGTGAATCATGGAAAAGAGTGGGCTGGCTTTAAGGTAGTTGCGGGTAGGTCTAATCGCAAGTATACAAATGAAGATGACGTTGCAAAGGCAGCGCAAAGTGCAGGCTATGACAATATTTACAAGCAAAAACTCCTTAGCATTACAGAAATGGAGAAATTGCTAGGTAAAGAGAAATTCAAAGAAGTATTAGGTGGCTTTATTAAGAAACCAACAGGTAAACCGACCTTAGTGCCTATATCGGATAAGCGTCAGGAAATTGAAATATCATCAGCGAAAAATGATTTTATGGAGGTATAAAACTATGTCAAAAAAAGTAAAGAGAACTAATCCAACAAAAGTAATAACTGGTATTGTAAGACTTTCTTATGCCAATGTGTGGGAGCCAAAATCCATCAATGGTGGAACGGAAAAATATAGTGTGAGTTTAATTATACCAAAGAGTGATACGAAAACCCTTAATGCCATCAATGAAGCAGTGGATGCTGCTATTGAAGAAGGCAAAGGAAAGTTTGGTGGCAAGATTCCTAATAAGGCGGCCTTGAAGCTTCCCCTGCGTGACGGGGATATTGACCGACCAGATGATGAAGCCTATGCGGACAGTTATTTTATCAATGCCAATAGTATCACCCCTCCCCAGGTAGTAGATAAGAATGTTAATCCAGTTCTTGACCGTTCTGAAGTATATTCTGGTGTATATGGAAGGGTCAGTGTAAGCTTTTATGCTTTCAACTCCAATGGCAATAAAGGCATAGCCTGTGGACTTGGAAATGTTCAAAAGATAAGAGATGGTGAACCTCTTGGAGGTAGGACCAATGCAGCAGAAGAGTTTAGCACAGATGTAGACGATGATTTTTTGTCATGATAAACCTTAGTATAGATTTAGAAACCTATAGTAGTGTGGACCTCGCCAAAAGCGGGGTCTATCCTTATGCGGAATCGGCAGATTTTGAAATCCTCCTATTTGGCTACAGTGTGGATGGTGGGCCTGTAAAAGTTATTGACCTAGCCAGTGGTGAGCTTATACCAAAGGAAATAGAAAAAGCCATACTAGATGAGGACGTCACTAAATGGGCCTTTAATAGTCAGTTTGAAAGAGTTTGTCTATCTAGGCATTTTGGACTTCACCTTAAAGCTGATTCATGGCGGTGCACAATGGTCTGGTCTGCTTATCTTGGACTACCTCTTTCTTTGGAAGGGGCAGCAATTGTTACAGGAGCAGATAAGAAAAAACTGACTGAGGGAAAAGAGCTTATTAGATACTTTTGCCAGCCCTGTAAAGCTACAAAGACAAATGGTGGTCGCACAAGAAATAGAAAAGAACATGCGCCAGATAAGTGGGAAGACTTCAAAGCATATAACCTAAGAGATGTGGAAGCAGAATTATCTATTCAGGCAAAACTTCAAAAGTTCCCGGTGCCAGAGGAAGAATGGAAGAACTTTATTCTGGATCAAGAAATTAATGATAGAGGAATCCGGCTGGATTTAGCCTTAGTAAAAAACGCTATTAAGTGTGACGAAGAGGAAAGAGAAGAAAACTTAAAGAGACTAAAAGAACTAACCGAACTTGAAAACCCTAACTCTGTTGCTCAAATGAAATCCTGGCTAGCAGATAATGGACTCCAGACTGAAAGCCTTAATAAGGCCTCAGTGAAAGCGCTACTAGAAGAAGCAGAAGGTTATAAAAAAGAAGTATTAGAGCTTAGGCAATTAATATCAAAATCCAGTGTTAGAAAATATAATGCTATGGAAAATGCAGTATGTAAAGATAAAAGAGCTAGAGGTTTATTACAGTTTTATGGTGCAAATAGAACAGGAAGATTCGCAGGAAGGCTTATCCAAGTTCAAAATCTTCCTCAGAACCATTTGCCAGACCTTAAGCAAGCACGAAGCCTTGTAAAGGATGGATACTTTGAAGCCTTGGGACTATTGTATGATTCTGTACCAAAGGTATTATCAGAGCTCATTCGAACTGCCTTTATACCAAAAGAAGGCCACAAGTTTATCGTTGCAGACTTTAGTGCCATTGAGGCCAGAGTCATTGCCTGGCTTGCAGGAGAAAGATGGAGAAATGAGGTCTTCTCTAGTCATGGAAAGATTTATGAGGCTTCAGCTTCTCATATGTTTAAGGTGCCCCTTGAAGAAATCACAAAAGATAGTCCCCTTAGGCAAAAAGGTAAGATTGCAGAATTGGCCTTAGGCTATGGAGGCTCAGTTGGTGCCTTAAAGTCTATGGGGGCTCTTGATATGGGACTTTGTGAAGGTGAATTAAAACCACTGGTAGATACTTGGAGAAGAGCCAATCCAAATATTGTAAAGCTTTGGTGGGATGTAGATGGGTCAGTTAAGGATGCTGTTAAGGGAAGAACAAAAAGCAAGACCCATGGTATATATTTTGAATATTCTAGTGGCATGCTTTTTATTAGCTTACCCTCAGGAAGAAAGCTATCCTATGTTAAACCTAAAATGGGTATCAACAAATTTGGCGGAGAATCTGTAACCTATGAAGGTGTTGGACTAGCAAAAAGATGGGAGAGAATTGATAGCTATGGTCCTAAATTTGTAGAGAACATTATCCAGGCCATTTCAAGAGATATTCTTTCCTATGCCATGAGCAATTTAGACAAGGCCGGCTATCAAATTGTTATCCATGTCCATGATGAGGTGGTTTTAGAAGTTCCCAAGGAGGCCTCTGTCAAAGAAGTTTGCTCCATTATGGGAATAACACCGCCTTGGGCTAAGGGGCTTTTACTGAGGGCAGATGGCTATGAATGTGAATTTTATAAAAAAGATTAGCTGGAGGGGGTTCGAAACCTCCTCTTTTTTTGTATATAGCTAAGGGCAGTTTATCCCCTTAATACTATGTGCAGGAGGTTTCAGAGTGAAAGAGATAACTATTTTTAATTATGAAGGAAACAAGGTCAGAACTGTTATGAAAAAGGGCAGTCCTTGGTGGGTACTTAAGGATGTCTGTGCAGTGCTTAATATCTCAAAATATCGAGATGCAGCAGAAAGATTAGATGCAGATGAAAGGGAGCCGGTTAGAGTGGACACCCCTGGAGGACCACAAGAGATGATCTGTGTCAATGAAAGCGGCTTATACAATCTAATCATCAGATCAGACAAACCGGAAGCTAAAAAGTTTAAAAGATGGATAACTCATGAGGTTCTCCCCACCATTAGAAAACATGGATTGTATGCCACAGACGAACTCTTAGATAATCCAGACTTTTTAATTAAAGCCTTGCAGGAACTAAAAAGTACAAGAGCTAGAAATACAGAGCTTGCCACTACAATTAGTATTCAAAAACAACAGATTGCAGAAATGGAGCCTAAAGCCAGTTACTACGATGTGGTGCTTAATTGTAAGGATGCAGTTTCAATTACCACCATTGCAAAAGATTATGGAAAATCTGGTCGCTGGTTTAATGAATATCTCCACAATCTGGGTGTTCAATTTCGCCAAGGTAAGATTTGGCTTTTATATCAAAAGTACGCTTGCCACGGGTATACCACAACAAAAACCCATACCTACTCTTGGAAAGATGGGTCAGTGCATTCAAAGGTCCACACCTACTGGACTCAAAAAGGCCGCTTGTTTATATATGAACTTTTAAAGGCTCAAGGCCTATTACCTCTTATTGAGCAGGCTTCAGATCTTGAGGTGATGTGATTATGGACAAATACAACGCAGAAGGATATCTAGACCTTACAGCAGCAGAAGCCATAGCAAATGTTATGAAAGAAGAAAAAACTAAGAAATCTCCCCAACTTATTTATGTGTGTTCACCTTATTCAGGAAATGTGGAATTTAATACATCCCGTGCAAGAGGATACAGTTTATTCGTAACCACTAAAGGACATGTGCCTTTAGCACCCCACCTTCTTTTCCCTCAGTTTTTAGATGAAGAAGATAAAGAGCAGCGAGAACAGGGCTTGTCCTATGCTTTGTTTTTACTTGAGAAATGTAATGAACTTTGGGTGTTTGGGAGAAAAATCACTGAGGGCATGTCACGAGAAATAAAAAAAGCAAAAAGAAGCAAGATTCCAATTAAATATTTTAATGAGCGATGCATAGAGGAGGTTACAAGATGAAGGAATTTACTTTATTTACAGCAGACTGTACAGGCAATCTTTCAAATTGTATCTATCCTCATAAAATCCTTATTAAAGATGAAAGTTCCTTTAAAAATGCGATTAAGTACGACCATGTAACTGCTGAGTATAAAGACAACTACCGCAGCAATTCGAATTTCATCAGCGCAGATAATTTGGTTCTTGATTGCGACAATGACCATTCAGATGAGATAAAAGATTGGGTTAGCTCACTTGATCTTGCCATGGCCTTTCCAGGAGTTTCTTATGTGGTGGCCTATAGTAGAAACCATATGAAAGAGAAAGGAAATAAATCTCCTCGGCCAAGATTTCACGTCTATTTTCCAATTCCAAGGCTAAGGGATAAGGATGAGTATGCAATTTTAAAGCACAGAATTGTTTCAGCTTTTCCTTACTTTGATACCAATGCCCTTGATAGTGCAAGACTGATATTTGGGACAGATAATACAAAAGTAGAAGTTTATGAGGGCCATAAAGACGTTGTTGAATTTTTAGAAAGTGATGATTTTATAAACTGGGATGCCCAGCAGGAAGAAATCCCTGAAGGTATGCGAAACAATGCCATGTCCCAGTATGCAGGACGTCTTATTAAACGTTATGGAAATACGGATGAAGCCTATGAGCTCTTCTTAAAAAAGTCTGAAAAATGTAATCCTCCTCTGGAAGAGACCGAGTTAAAGCTTATCTGGTCTAGTGCGGTGAATTTTTGGAGAAAGGTATCCTCCCAAGAAGGCTATATTCCACCTGAAGCATATAATTCTGATGTCTTATTAAAACCTGATGATTTTTCAGATGTGGGCCAAGCCATCATACTTGCAAGAGAATATGAAAGGATGCTGAGGTATTCCCCATCAACAGATTATATTATTTATAACAGTAGTTTTTGGGAAGAGTCAAAGCCTAAAGCGCAAGGACTTGCTCAGGAACTTACCGCAAGACAATTAGAAGAAGCAGAAAAGGAAATTACAAAGTCCCTAGGAGAGATGTCTAAAAACGGAGCTTTAGAAATTATAGCTACAACAGGGCCTAAGAAGGCAGTAAATGTTTTTAACAAGCAGCAAGCGCATTCTTTCGAAATGTATGAAGCTGCTATAGCTTACAGAAATTACGCCATTAAGCGCAGAGATTCAAAATATATTGCATCGGCCTTAAAGGAAGCCAGACCCATGCTTGAAATACAACAAAGAAACCTTGATGCCGACGAATTCTTATTAAACACACCCTCTGCTACCTATGATTTGAGGAAAGGGCTAGGGGTTAAAATTGAACACGATTCTTCTCATTTTATTACTAAGCAGACCGTGGTTGATCCAAAAACAGATGGAAGAGATAAATGGGAAGATGCCCTAAACCTATTTTTCCTGAAAGATAAGGATCTTATTGACTATGTGCAAAAGATCGTAGGACTTGCTGCTATAGGAAAGGTTTATGTAGAAGCTTTGATTATTGCTTATGGTGATGGAAGAAATGGTAAGTCTACCTTTTGGAATGTTATCTCTAGAGTCCTAGGTTCCTATAGTGGGAATTTGTCTGCAGATATGCTCACCGTGGGCTGCAGGAGAAATGTAAAACCTGAACTTGCTGAGGCAAAGGGTAAAAGGCTACTTATCGCAGCTGAAATGGAAGAAGGTATGAGGCTAAATACTTCCAATGTAAAGCAGCTTTGTTCTACGGATGAAATCTATGCAGAGAAAAAATACAAGGATCCCTTTAGTTATATTCCAAGCCACACCTTGGTCCTTTATACCAACCACCTACCTAAGGTTGGAGCTATTGATAAAGGTACCTGGCGCAGGCTCATAGTCATTCCCTTTGAGGCGAAGATTGAAGGTAGTGAAGATATAAAGAATTATGGAGATTACCTTTTTGAGCAGGCTGGGGGTGCGGTACTCTCATGGATTATAGAGGGTGCAAGAAAGGTGATTAAAGTAGATTACAAAGTAAAGGCTCCTAAAAAAGTGGAGGATGCCATTGAAGCCTATAAAGAAAATAATGATTGGCTTTCACATTTTTTAATGGAGTCTTGTGAAGTGGATGAGTCCTATCGGGAAAAATCTGGTGACTTGTATAACGAATACCGGGCTTTTTGTATCAGGACAGGCGAGTATATAAGAAGTACAGCTGATTTTTACACAGCACTTGAACTTGCAGACTTTACTAGAAAGAAAACAAGAGCTGGCATAATTGTTAATGGTTTAAAGCTTAAATCAGAATTTGCACAATGAGTAATTTACTAAAGTGTGCAGGTCTATGCAGGTCATATATAAGACTTTTCCTAAGAGTCATAAAAATGGCCTATATATAAAGTTATAGATATACCCTGCACCGACCTGCACACTACCCCTATCACTGATGTTAAGGAGGGAAATAATGCTTGAAAAAGATATAGAGAAAAAACTAATAAAAGAAGTAAACAAGCTAGGTGGCTTGGCACTAAAATTTCTATCTCCAGGATATGCTGGTGTGCCAGATCGTCTAATACTTTTACCATATAGGAAGCTTGCATTTATAGAGTTAAAAGCACCTGGAAAGACTTTGAGGCCCTTACAGGAAAAACGAAAAAGACAGTTAGAAGAACTTGGGTTTTTAGTTTTCTGCCTAGATTCAAAAGATGAGATTGGAGGGGTGCTGGGTGAAATACAATCCTCATAAATATCAGGAATATGCTACGGACTATATTCTTAAAAATCCAATAGCAGGAATATTTCTAGATATGGGTCTAGGTAAGAGTATTATCACTTTGACTGCAATCTTTGATCTAACACTAGATAGTTTTCTTGTAAGAAAAGTTTTAGTTATTGCACCTCTTAGAGTTGCTAAAAATACATGGCCGGCAGAAATCCAAAAGTGGGACCACTTAAAAGGTCTTCAATATAGTCTAGCAGTAGGCTCTGCACCTGAAAGAAAAGCAGCCCTTATGAAAAGGGCCCAAGTCTATATTATTAACCGGGAAAATGTGGATTGGCTTATTTCAAAAAGTGGTCTCCCCTTTGATTATGACATGCTTGTAATAGATGAGCTGTCCTCTTTTAAATCACATCAAGCAAAGAGATTTAAAAGTCTAATAAAAGTAAGACCAAAGGTAAAAAGGATTGTTGGGCTGACAGGAACACCCTCTTCTAATGGTTTGATGGACTTATGGGCTGAGTATCGTCTTTTAGATATGGGCCAGCGCCTGGGTCGTTTTATTGGTAGGTATAGAGAAAACTTCTTTGTTCCCGATAAACGAAATCAACAAATAATATTTTCATATAAACCAAGGCCTGGGGCTGAGGATGCAATTCATGAATTGATTTCAGATATCACTATCAGCATGAAAGGAAGAGATTACTTAAAGCTTCCAGATTTAGTAATCAATGAGGTTCCTGTAAGGCTCTCTGAAGATGAAATGAAAAGCTTAGATGTGATGAAACGTGATTTAATTACAAGGATAAAGGGAGAAGAGATCAGCGCAGTCAATGCAGCTGCCCTATCAAATAAACTCCTGCAAATGGCAAATGGTGCAGTCTATGACGATGAGGGTGATGTCGTTTATATTCATGACAGAAAACTTGAGGCCCTAGAAGATTTAATTGAGGCGGCAGTAATAACCCAGAGAACCTTATGTCTTTATGTAAATCCTGTCACTCGACTATCACAGTAAGAGATGGTGACCGGTGGGGGAGGTAGAATCTCTAAACCCTTACCAAACGGACAGCGGCGTGGGGCAACGCGTGAAAAAATGTCGGTTCAAAGGGGGGATTAAAGCCTTGCCTTTAAAAGGAGGTGGAAGCACATGGCAAAAGACGGAACATTAAGGGGCGGCAGAAGAGCTCGTGCTGGCGACAAGCCTGAAGCCCTTGCAGATAAAATTACTAAAGGGAAAACAGCAAAAATACTAGAGGTCCCAGATTTTCAGCCGGAGTCAATTTTAGAAGCAGAGGACTTGGAAGTTGATTCTGATTTTTACGGAGAAGAAATGCCATCGCCAAGTGACTACCTTAGTTCGAGGCAGAAAGATGGTAAGTCTCTAGGGGCAGATGCCCTATTTATCGAAATCTGGAAATGGCTTAGAAATCGTGGTTGTGAGAAATTTGTAAATCCCAGGCTAATTGAAGCTTATGCTCAAGCCTTTACAAGATATATTCAGTGCGAAGAAGCTATCAGCACTTACGGACTTTTAGGAAAACATCCTACAACTGGCGGAGCAATGGCCAGCCCCTTCGTGCAGATGAGCCAGTCATTTCAAAAGCAAGCTAATCTCTTATGGTATGAGATTTTCGACATAGTAAAACAAAACTGTACCACAGCTTATATAGGAAACCCCCAAGACGATATTATGGAGGCCCTTTTATCGGGCAGGAAAGGACGGTGATGTAAATGATTTCAACTGAACGATTTGAAAAAGTAAATATAGATAAACTGGTGCCCTATGCTAGAAATGCTCGTACCCACAGCAAAGAGCAGATACTTCAGCTTAGAGCGTCTTTACGAGAATTCGGATTTGTAAATCCGGTCATCGTAGATAAAGACTTAAATATCATAGCTGGTCACGGCCGAATCATGGCAGCCAAAGAAGAAGGAATGGCAGAAGTCCCATGTGTATTTGTAGAACATCTAACAGAAGCACAAAAAAGAGCATATATCCTTGCCGATAACCGTCTAGCCTTAAATGCGGGCTGGGATGCTGAAATGCTTTCTGTAGAACTAGCTGATTTGCAAGGTGTAGATTTTGATATCTCCCTTCTTGGCTTTGATGATGCAGAGTTAAATAAACTCTTGGGTGATATAGATAATGTCCAAGATGATGATTTCGATGTAGATGCGGAACTTAAAAATCCGGCTATTAGTAAATCAGGAGATCTTTGGCTCTTAGGAAACCACCGTCTTGTCTGCGGCGATTCCACAAAGGAAGACGCCTTTAATCTACTAATGGATGGAAAGCAAGCAAACCTTACAGTTACTGATCCTCCATATAATGTCAATTACGAAGGAGCTGCGGGTAAAATTAAAAACGATAATATGGGAAATGAAGCATTCTATGACTTCCTGCTGGCGGCGTTTACAAATATCGAAGCAGTGATGGCAAAGGATGCTTCTATTTATGTTTTCCATGCTGACACCGAAGGGCTTAATTTTAGAAAAGCTTTCGCCGATGCTGGCTTTTATCTTTCCGGCACCTGCATCTGGAAAAAGCAATCCTTAGTTTTAGGCAGATCCCCTTATCAATGGCAGCACGAACCGGTACTATTTGGCTGGAAAAAGAAAGGAAAGCATCTCTGGTATTCGGACCGCAAGCAGACTACTATTTGGGAATTTGAAAAGCCAAAAAAGAACGCAGACCATCCAACGATGAAACCTGTGGCTTTAGTGGCCTACCCGGTTCTAAACTCTAGCCTTGCTAACTGCATTGTGCTCGATCCTTTTGGCGGCAGCGGGTCTACCCTTATTGCCTGTGAGCAGACAGATAGAATTTGCTACACAATTGAACTTGATGAAAAATATTGCGATGTCATTGTTAAAAGATATATTGAACAGGTTGGAAGTGCTGAAGATGTATTTCTTTTAAGAAATGGAGTTAAATCAGAATATACGGTAATTGAAAGTCTTACCGAAGAAATAGCCTAAAAGATGAAATATAACTCACATACCCCTTGCTATTTACAGCCTTTAGAGTGATATATGTTACTAACAAAAATAGAAAGGTGGTATGAAAATGAGAATTAACTATAACGTCACAGGGGCTAAAAGAAAAAAGTTGGTAGAAGCCATTAGCAGAGAACTTGAAACCGAAGCTAAATATCTAGCCGCACCCTCCTTTGCTTACCAAGTGGGAGATTATACAGTTGATAGAAATGGAGTACTTGAAGGGGAGGACAATCCGGAGTTAGTTGCTGATTTATTAAGGCTTTATGATCTTAAAAGGATCAAAGAAGAATACGATGCACCTATTCTGGAAACAGAGCTAGTGGTGGCGGTTTTAGAAAACCCCTCCGGAGCTGAATTAGATGAGAGCATTAGTCCTTATAGGGACTATCAAGAGCCAGCCTTTTGTGGTTCTCCAAATAATGAAGCAGACAGCCTAACAATAGAGCTGCCCATGGAGGGTTTTACTAAGATTGCCCTAAATAATCTACAAGGCCTGATAGCATCAAGGGAGACTTTGATTAAAAAAGCCCTTGGAATTGAGTTTTTACCAATTATTACTGATGAAGAAAACATAAGTTTTCCTTGGTTTAGTGGCAGCCTAGAAGCCGATGAAATCAAAGCCTACACCAATTTCATTTCTAAGCTATATAAGATGGCTAGGAAACAAAAGAGAGTAATTACTAGGGAGAAAACTGTGGACAATGAGAAGTATGCCTTCCGCTGCTTTCTTTTAAGGCTTGGCTTTATCGGGGAGAAATATAAAACCGATAGAAAGATTTTACTAAGAAATTTAAGCGGAAGCTCCGCCTTTAAGAATGGGCTGCCAGCCAACGAGGAGGTAGCAGAATGATAAAAGAAATACACCCTAAGATGCTAGAACAGCTTAAAAACTCCTACCCAAAAGGAACAAGGGTGAAGCTTATAAAAATGAATGACCCTTATACAAAGATTGAACCGGGAACTTTGGGAACTGTTACCGGTGTTGATGATATAGGAACAATCCATATCAATTGGGACTGTGGCTCCTCTTTAGGCATAGCCTTTGGAGAGGATAAATGCCAGAAACTAAAAGAATAAAATAGATGTAAAATACTTTGAAATACTTGAAAATATGACTTGCTATATATGCCTTTTAGAGTGATATATGTACATACCCCAAGGGGAATACACACTCTAAAGGAGCGAGCAGGATGCTAAAAGCAAGGTTTGGAATCGAAATTGAGATGACAGGAATCACAAGAGAAAAGGCAGCCAAGGTTGCAGCAGAATTTTTACAAGGCACTTACCAAGAAGGCGGCACCTACTACGATACAAAGAAAGTAAAAACTGAGGACGGCAGGGTTTGGGCATTCATGTATGACGGAAGCATAAGCTGCCAAAGAAGAGAAAACGGCAGAAGAGTTTCAGCAGGAAGAGAATACAGCGTTGAGCTAGTCAGCCCCATTTTAACCTACAAGGAGGACATTGAAAACCTACAAGAGTTAGTAAGAAAACTTAGGAAGGCAGGAGCCTTTACCAACTCCACCTGTGGAATTCACATCCACCTTGACGGGGCAGACCATACCCCAAGAAGCATTAGAAACTTTGTAAACATCATCGCCAGCAAGAACGACCTTTTTTACAAAGCCTTAGACATAGCACCACAGAGGATGCGCTACTGCAAAAAAATGGACAGCATTTTGGTTGAGAAGCTAAACCAGAGGAAACCGACCACCATAAGACAGATTGAGGACATTTGGTACGAAGGTTACAGTGAAAGTAGAGGAAATCACTACCACAACAGTCGCTACCATTTTCTAAACCTCCACAGCTTTTTCACTGGGCACCATACGGTAGAGCTTAGGGGTTTTAATGCAGAACTCCACGCAGGCAAAGTTAGAAGCTACATAGTTTTAGCCCTAGCCTTAAACAACCAAACCTTAACTCAAAAGTTTGCTTCAGCTAAAAAGCCCCAAGTGGAAAACGAGAAATTCGCCATGAGAACCTACCTAAACAGAATTGGCTTTATAGGAGAAGAATTTGCTAACTGCAGAGAACACCTGACAGTAGGACTAACAGGCTCAGCAGCCTGGCGATTTCGGGCGGCCTAAGCTGCCCTTTCCTGGAAAGGAGGAAAAGATAAATGGAAAATAAGAAATATTATATAGCTTACGGCTCCAATCTAAACCTGCCACAAA